ACTCATCAATGAATGCTCCAGTTAATTCTAGTGAACCCAAGTTGTCAAAGTTCTTATCAGAAGGATATAAGAATAAATCTTTAAGTAATATTTCAGCTCCATTTACAAAGGTTATAATATTTGAACCCCCATTAAAATTATAATGCACACCTGACTTGAGCCCATAAGTTTTGCATACTTCAAAGAATGTATTAAGTGTAGTTTTTTTAAGTGAATCAAGTTTAGACCTACCCATTAAATATCTTGTATTAGGATATTTCATACATTGTAATAATAACCAAGCACATCCCACCCAACTTTTACCACCACCTGCTGCGCCACCAAACAATACTTCTGTTGTGTTTTTATCTAACAAATAAGATATTGCCTGTGCTTGTGTTTTAGTAAACTCAAAATTAATGTTCAACCCCATTAATATTTACGCTTACGTTAAATGGGTTATCACCTGAATTTAATTCTAACTCTTGTCTTTCTATATAACCACGCTTCTTGCCTTTTGTCTTTAGATAAAATATAGTAGCTGATGTATTACCATCTTTCATTTGTGTATGTAATTGGCTTTCTGCAAAATCTAATGCAATATTTTCTATTTCTTTTACAGCCTTAGAAAACTCTTCATCTTCCTTTAGCCATTTATAATATGTGCTTCGTGGTGTGCCTGTTTGTTTACAAGCCACTGTTACAACACCTAAGCTATTCTCTAATGCTTGTAACATAGCTTCCTTTTTTATGTGTCTACTTTTGTCCATTTGTTCTAGGGTCTATATTATTACTTCTTTTGATTGCACGTTCTCTTTTTTTAAGGTTAAGGCGTGTTACTTCTTCTTTGTAGGGGTAACAATGTTGCAGTTGTGCCATTGTATAATAAACAATACTAGCCCTATAAAAACCTTCTTTATAAGGTTTAATAGGCATAACACCATGTATTTCCTGCTGCCCTTTAAATATACATAAAGCACCATCAGCCTGTTCTAATGCTATTCTATAATCAGGTAAAACAAGTTCTCCACCTGTACAATGTTCTTTCAAAATTAATACATTACTAAAACTGCCTTTTATATTACCACTATCACAGTGGTATTTTATAGCATGATTAACGTTTATGTTAGCTGTAGTGTATGGGGTATCTACTAACCTATAGTCATCATCTACAAGTTCTTTAGCTTTCTTTAAATCATATTCGTATAATTCAGGCAAATGTTTTTTATATATATCGCATAATGTTTTTTGAAACGTAAACAGTTTATTAAAATTTTCTTTTTCTTCTATTGTTTTATTGCTGAACCTACAAAAGTCATTACGTAATGCTATACGTGGCAAAGCCCCAAAAACACTACTTTTCGTTGGTAAAGCCCTATGTGTTCTATATGTTTCTACATAATCAGTGTCTTTTACACATTCCCTCACATAGCTTAAAAGTTCTTTAGCTATATTTACATAAATACCAATACATTCCCCATTTAAGTAAAAAGAAGTGTCTTCTTTAATTACCTTGTCATAATGGTCTTTAGCAGGTGTTGTGTTTAAAAGGCTGCTACTGTCTTTATATTTAGTTAAATTAAACTTTTTCATTTTCTATAATTTTATATATCAAACCCCTATAGTCTTTACAATTATATTTATGCATTATAACTTCTAGCTTTGTAACTATATTAGCAAACTCTTGGCTTTCAAATGGTATTGTAATATTTTTTATCTTAGCGTCTAAAAACCTATTTAATTTTTCATCAGCTGTATTCATGCTGTAATCTGTTTCATTTGATATACTTTCTGTTGGGTTCCATACTGGTAAACCCCAATCATTCAATTTATCATTTTGCCATTCGTTGCCTAGTATATCCCAATCCCATTCACCAAAACCTACATTGTCTTTAATAATAAATTCCTGTTTTTGTTCTACTGTTAAACCTTTAGCCACCTTAACAGGCACTTCTTTTAACCCTGCTTCAATACAAGCCTTATATCTCATATTACCCCCTAATATTATATTATTTTCATCTATAACAATCGGCCTGAGTTCTAACATTTCAGGAAAACCTTTAATGCTTTGAACAAGTTTTTTGAATTTATTGTCTTTAATTATTCTTGGGTTTGATACGTTAGATTGTATCTTATTGATTTTTAGCTTCATATTATATAATAGATTTATTTGTTATTTATTTAAATGGTTCATTTATACCACGTTCACCTACTAATTTTTCTTTAGCACTAGCCCATAACTTATCACGCTTTTTACTTAGTGTAGGTTCTGTTCTTATTAAGCTAGGAAAACCATTGAACGACTTATCATATTCTTGCATATATTCTTCACATTTTTCGCAATATGCTTCTTCTGTTCTAACTTTGCCATCTATTACTTTAATAGTAGCCTTCATTAGCTCTTTAGTTTCATTACAGTTGTTGCATATAAATTTTATCATTTTATTAATTTATCTAATTCAAAATGTAAATGGTTAATCGCCTTTCTAATATCGTTTACTGGTGTATCATGTTTTCTGTCTGCTCTTAATAAATAACTAACTGCAGTACCAAGATTATAGCTAAGTTCATAATCTTCTACAATTTTACGTGCTTCATAACCATATTTTTTACCTATATAGTATTCAGGTATTTTTTTATCTGTTTTCATTTTCTTCTGTATTTATTCTATCGTTTTCTAATGCACCTGTTCTCGGATATATATTATCTCTCAAATACATATTTCGATAAATTTTGTTAATATCATATCCTTTTTTGTAGCCCATCACCCACCCTATAAACCAAGTGGCAATACTAACCCCTATTATTACGATTAATTCTATCATTTTCTAAAATTTTAATTAAACTTTCTTTTGTATGTAGTGGTCTATTGTGTTTGTTGGTGTTCAAATATTCTTTAGGATTAAAGATTAATTTAACTTCACGAACCAATTTACCATTATATTTTACTATCCACCTACTATCTTTAGAGTGGTCATATCTTTTTAAGTGTGCTAAGTAGCTCATATTTTTTTGTATTTATTATATAGTTTTTTTATTCCATCAAACACACTAGACAAACAAGAACCGCAATTAGTACCAATACCATAATTTGTTGCGTGTATAGTGTTATAAAGTTCAATCATTCTTTTTTTTGTCTTTTGGTCTTTTGCCCTACCTGTTTTTAAATCTTTCCAAATATCTAATATTTCATTTATTATTTCTTGTGGTAAATCATCAGGGGTTTCTATTTCAGTTGTTTTATCCCAATACTTATTCGGGCAAGCCATTGGTGCTAATCGTGCTTTGATTTTCATAAAACACAAACACACTTTGCATTGTCCTAAAGTTTTAGAATAATAAACACACTTTTTGCATATAGAAATTCTATCTTCATATATTTCATTTGGTACAAAAAACTTATTCATCTAACAATTCTTCTTTTATTATTGTCCTAACCTTATCTATCGTTGTAAACAAACTATTCCTACTTATTCTAGTTTTCTCAGCAAGTGAATCTAATGTATTACCTTCATAATAATATAATTCAAAAATTTGCTTATCGTACCAAGTTTGGCTATCTAAAACTTTGTCTATCTTCTCAAGCTGTTCCCATTGATAATTATTTTGTTCATTAGGTATATTGTATATACTTTTATGGTAATTTAAAGTTGTTTCTGATATGTAATTAATATTATCTAGATTTGTATAATATTTAGAATACTTATAATAAAATGGACTTCTAGGGCTTGTCAAAGCTCTTTTTAAAACTACAGCACCATAACTAATAATACCTTTTTTACCATCTTTCTCCCAAATGTTTTTTAAGGTAGAAGGGTTCATTTGCATAAAATACAACATTAATTCCTGTACTGCGTCATCAATAGCCTCTTTATCTTTTGTTAGTCCATAACACATGGTTCTAAATTTACTACTCAATTTCGATATTTCAAGATAGATTTTATTCACTTATTGGTTCTAATTTTTCTATCTTATCTATTACGTCTTTTACCATTTCACTCAATAAAACTCTATACGACCTCACCAATGTAGCGTTTCTTTTAGTTTCTATTGCTGCTAAATACCCATTTGCCATTACTGAAAGATTAATAGGTAATATCATTAGCCAATCCCAATAATTGTGTTCCCTAACCCCTTTACCATAATTATTATGATACTCTATCACCACGTCTAAAACTTCTAAAAAAGTAGCCCATCTTGTTTCATTTGATACATCTCTAATAAATTCTTTTATCATTAATATATATGCTTCAGTTAAGACCTTATGTTCTTGGCTTGCATATATTGGTTTTCTCATTTTTCAAATATAGAAAAAAATCTATTCTATTCCTTTGTCTTTTTTTAAGTTATCAACACAAGATTTGTAATAACTTATTTCTTCCTCATATTCTGCCCTGCTTTTTTTTACTGTTTGCCTAGATAACTCTTGTAATTCAGAAGATGTACCAATACCATATTTTGCGTCAAGTGATAATCCAAATTTCCATTGTTCACCTTGACCAAAAAGATTATCAGCTGCTGATTGCGGCTGTACGTTCCTTTCGTTCCATCTTGTAGATAAATGTCTTCTGGAAATAAAATGTCCTGCGTGTATACTTTTATAATGGTAAACCCTTCCTGATGTAAAACATTGAACCATACCATATTCATTAGCGTCTCTTAACCTAATATAGAGGCTAAACCATTTATCTAATTCTTTTTTTAGTTTACTAATTGACTTCACTAAACATGCCAAATTGTTGATTGAACTTTACTTGAGGTGCTTTATAAACGTATTTAGCAATAGTAGTGTTTCGTCCAAATCTAGTTTTTTTAGTTAAAGGAACGCTGTCAATATTATAACCATCTTTTCGGTGGTTAAATATGATAGCTGATAGTCTTGTTGCTCCATACTCTTTTATAGCTTCATAACTTGTGATTGCACCATATTGTTTTAAATGCCAAAGTATTGCGTCTGATTGACTTTTAACTTCGTGTGATTTGATAGTAATTGTTTTCATTTTAATAGTTTTTGTGATTGATAAAAAGGTACTTGTTCTGGTTTTTTTCCTAACGTATGTACTTCATAATACGCATTGTCTATTGTTTTCTTATGACTATACACCCATTTATAAAAAGTTCTTATATTTAAAAAGGGTTCATCTTTTCCAAATCTTATCCCAATTTTAAATGCGTCTGCTATCTGATTGAAAGTCAGCTTATTAAATCTATTTTCAGTTATTAAATCTTCTGCAAATATTTTAGATAATAGAGCTAAAGTTTTGGGGTCTGTTTTATGACCTATTTCTATTGAAGTTCTACCCAATAGGTCTAAAACCTTTTCAGATAATTCTTGTATATTTTCATGTTTAAGTATCTTCACAATAATTTTTTAGCTTCTGACCACGCATTTATTTGTGCGTCTAATTTTGACATTTTTGATGTCTTTTGTTTTCTACGCTCCCAATTTCTAACTGCGGCTTTCCAATCTTTCATTTTATTTTTACCAACTTTCCAACCTTTACTTTCGTAAAAATCATAAAACGCTTCAAAATCAACATTGTTTTGTCTTTCTATACAATAAATTTTAATTTCTATTGGTTTCGGCTTTTTAAAATATTTATTATTTATTTTTATTTCTTTATTATTATTAATAGATGTAACCTTTTTTAATGACAAGTTATTAAGAAAGTTAATGACTTGTTCTTCATTAATCTTAAAGTACCTTTTAGCAGGAACCCCTTTTCTTTTAGCTTCAATAATATTTAACTCAACTAAATTTTTAATACACTTTCTTTGTTGTGAAGGGGTTAGGGTAGTGTCTTTTTGTATGTTGTCTTCAGTGTTAAAGAACCACCCATCAGACATTCCATTAGTTATAAAATATTCTTCTTTACTTATTAAATCTGCCAACAATACTGTTTCTTTTAGTCCTATTTGTCTTGCTAATTCTTTATTAAAAACTAAAAAGGCTGAACTGCTAAGCAAGTGTTTCATAAAATTTCTATTTCATATTTGTAATTAGACAGCGCAAATTTAATATTTTCTATCTGATTAGAAAAATCAAAATAAGAAGTATTTATAACAACCCCTACTTTACCTGATTTAACCATTATTTGAGCTTCTTGTTTTTCACTTTCACTCACCCCATTACTTAACAGATATTTTCTCATATGGTTTTTATCAATAAAAACTTCTTTCTCCTCTTCTATTTTTTTATATGCCATATAAACTTTATTGAACACATTTCTGTACGTTTCCCAAGTATAATTCACTTGATGGTTCTTTTCATAATAATAGATTAAAGTCCTATCACGTTTAAGTACGTCTGCTATTATAGTATGGCTGATTTCTTCTTCCATTCTAGCAATTACACTTGCCACCATTCTAGGCACTTGAACCTCTTGAACCCTAGTTTTAAAAGACAAAGCACCTTTGTTCAACCCCATTACTTTTGTAGTGAGGTTGCATATTTGTATAAAATTATCCTTTGCTGTCATAATTAAAATGGTAAATCGTCTTCATTAGTTTCGTTATTAATTTCTTTTTCTTCTCCTTTTCTAGTAAACCAATAACCATCTATTTGATTGTACCACCTTCCTTTGTATTCTCTTGAATATACATTACATAATATTGAAACAGTTTCTCCAATTTCTAAATCATTGATTGATTTTATTTTATCTTCACCAAAAGCACTGATACAAACCTCTTTATTGTATTCAGTATCTTGTTCAACTATAATAGATTGTTTTCTCCATTCTTTTCCTGCTTTACTTACACCTGATTCTAAGTCAAGTTTTCTCATTAATTTTCCTGTAATTTCCATATTTATTTATTTAATTGATTAATTTCTTCCTTTAGTGCTTGTACTAGTATCTGCTCTTCAGATGTCATAGCATGTGGTCTTCCGTAGATTTCTTGTAACCTGCTTTCTAATTCTTGTTTTTGGTCTTGTCTATCCATTTCAATTCTACCACTTAATTCTTCAGCAACTGCTTTGTTTATTTCAGTTTTTTTTGTTTTCTTTTTTGACATTTTATTTATTTATTTAATTATTAAAAAAAGGAAGGGGTCGCTAGTTTACCGTAGGTGTTATCCAATTTGTTAAGCCACCCCAACCTATATTAGTTTTTGTTTAAATGCTTCTGCTTCATCTTCACCAAATACCCCTAGTTCGTAAAAGCCTGTCATTTTTAATACTGCCCTAGATAATGCTCTTTTCTCAGCCATCTCTAAAACATACCAAGTATTAGTATTACCATCTTTAAATGTATTACCTTTTAAAGCTGAGCCAAATGTTTCAATAGTACAACCATCTTTTGTAGCTGTTGCTTTTACCCCTGCGAAATTAGGTTCTGATTTTACCACCTCAAAATATATAGTGATATTTTCTATTGCTTGGATTTTCTCTATACCACTTCTAGTGATAATAATGTAGTGCTGATGTTTGAAGACATCATCTTTAGTAAGTTCATACTTTACATATTTTTCTTTTAGTTTGTCTGTTTTCATATTTCTTTGTTTAAAATTCTGTTAAAAATAATAAATTTAGTTCAAATTCTTTAATTTATATTGACCTGATTTAATTTTTTCTCTAGTTTCTTCTATACCCCAATCGCCTAAAAACATATTCCTGTATTTTCCTGTCGTTTGTGAGTAGTCCCAGTAATATTCATCTAAATATACTTGCCCTTTTTTATTTATAAAGGCTATTATTGAATTGTAACTTTGAAAATATCTACCTTTATTATCATATATTTCAAATTGATTTGCTATTTTGTTACCTCTTGAGCTTGTCATATTATATACTTTCATTTCGTTTGTATGTGTTTAATTAGGTTTTCTTTTATATATTCTAGTTTTTCTCCATCTACCCACTTTAAAAAATCGTAGCTATCAAACCATATTGTTAAATCGTTACCTTCTTCATCTGTACCCCTTAGGCACACTTCATTTCTGTAGGAGTGAAACGTATTAATATTGTGCATGTTTTTGTGTATTTCGTTTTTATATTCCATTAATATTGTTTTTTGTTTTCTCTAAAGTTTCTCTTACATTTCTTATAACTTTTAAAAGCTCTATTACTTTTAGTTTTAATTCTAAATTATTATTACGTAATCTTTCTACGTCTTGTAAAGCCCTTTTTAATTCTAATTCTAATGTTGTTTCCATGTTTTTAAATTAAGTTTATGATTAATGCTTCTTTTTTATTATACATTTCTTCATATTCTTTTAATCTATTTTTTATTTGCTTATTATCCTCTTCATTGTACCACCTAGAATTTTTAGGCTCAGGCTCAAACTTATAACACTCATCTAGCATTAACCCTGTTTTATCTATGTATTCTTCTAATGCTTGATGTATTTGTTCTTCAGTTCCAAATATTCTGATAGCTTCTGATATTTCTTGTAAATCTTGAACGTTTGTGTTTAAATACGAGTGCTTAGTATTGGTTGTTTGATACAGACCATTAGGATAAAAATGGTAATCTTCGCAAATTAGTAATTCCATTGTGTAACGTCTTTAAAGTTATAGTATTCTTTTTTAAGTTTAACAAATAAATCAATTACTTGTTCGTCAAGTGACTTTTCTAATAAGAACCTTTTGTGTTCAGGCTCAATACTTTTAACTAATATAAATAAGCTATCAGTAATTTTGTTTAGCCAAAGTGGATTTTCTTCTATTACATCTAATATAGATACAATAGCTTCTTCTTTGTTAATGGCTTCTTTCATTGTGTAGTTTGTTTTCATTTTTCTTTGTTTTTAGTTATGGTACAAACATATAACAAATATTTGAATTAACAACCTTTTTAACAGAATTATTTACAAAGTTGTTAACAAATACTATGTTAATTAAAGAGTAATGAGTAAAACTATTATAATAAGTAGAAAGTAAAATAAGGTAAGTTGTGTAGAAGGTTTCAGCTTCATTATAAGGGCATTAAAAGGTTTACAGGGGTTTTACCACCTAAAACTACTGCACAGGCTATAGCAGGTTTCTTACCACGTTTAGCATAAGACATAGCGTAACTGTCGTGGTCTATACCACAACCAACTTGAACACCCCATATTCTAAAGTTCTGCCCTACATAATGTTCTATATAGCATTGTGTATGTAAATGACCTTGTACTGTATTCATCATATCTGCACGACATTTAGTACGAGCAGTACCTGCTTCACCATGAATGTATTGTACCCCATCAATTACTAATCTATCAAGAAATTGCCAATTAGGTACTTCTAATACTTCTTTGTATGATTTTATCCACTTAGAAGGAATAAGAGATGTTTGTGCCTTACGCATTATCATTCTGTCATGATTTCCAATAATAACGCTAGCTTCAGGAAAAGCTCTATACCATTTAGCTATCTTACTTATAGCAAACTCTAACTCTTCTTTTCCTGTATATTCTGCTTCAATATCTATTTCGTGAAAACTTGTATAATGATTGTCTATAATATCACCAATAAATACAACGTCTGTACAATTCCAAGTTTCGTATTGTTCTTGGCAAAATTCCAAATATCCTTTTTTACAAAAGGGTTCATGCAAGTCACCAACAACTAGAACGTTTCTAGTGTCGGTTTCTCGCATTTTTTTAAGAGCCACTATTTCGTGTGGCTTTAGTCTAAATCTATTATTTTGCTGATTTTCCAAAATCTGCTGCTGATTGACCAATTAACATAGCTAATAAAGACCACCATATCTTAGATACAGAATCTTCATCAACACCTAAGTAATTAGCAATCATAGGAATAACTATTGAAGAAATTCCTAACCATACCTTCTTTGAAGAAAGTAATTGTGTAATAATGTAATTTTTCATTTTTTTGTTTTTAATTAATATTCAAATTTATTGTTTCAGTATAACCATATAACGTCAGGGTCTTTTGACTTATCAACATCACAATGTATAAAACGCCCTTTCTTAGATATTCCTATACGATTAATGCCTACTGATAATAACGCTTCTACTATTAAATAGCAATCTCTACTGCCATTAAAAGCAATATCTACTGCTAACCCTTTAAGATGACTGCTTCCTACTCGCCCACCTACTAGTTGGTTTCTAGCTTTCGTTCTGAAGGCAGATGTAATTTTAAAAGGAATACCTGCGTTTCCTCTAGCGTAATCTAATTTTTCTATAAAAGCATAATTCATTTTAGAGCCTGAACCTGCTTCGTCAGGGCTATCAAATTCTGATACTTTAAAATATTTTAAGTCCAAATTATAAGTAGTATAGTTTGTAAACTTTAACCCCCTTAACTTCATGTACAAATTCTCTACGCACTTTAAGTTCTTCAACTTTTTTGTACTTAGGGTTTTTACTATTTAGTTTTTTCTTTTTCATATATTACAAATTTATAAACTGTAAATCCTATTGCTAATATCAGCGAAACAAATGTCAATATTTCATTACAATCTGTTATGCTAAATCCTATTGCTGAACCATTAGCTAGCCCTACTTGTAGTGTGTCTTTTAGGTCTGTCATTTTTAATTTTGTTATGCTTAATTTCCAAGTAGGATTTTAGCTTTGTTATGTTTATATTTTTTGGTTTGTAGTGTTTCTTCATTATGTCAAGTCAGGTGTTAAAAAATTCCTTAATGTAAGTTTCGTTCCTTGCCTGCTAGGTCTTTCAAGGTTCATCCCTGCATAGTACGCATTCTGGTCAGGATTAACGTCTGCACCACTATTGGTACTGTATTCAGGAAATGAGCTTGTATTATTTGTAACATACTTAATCATTCTTTCAGTATAATATTCTGCTGTATTACGCACTTCTTCTCTAAGGTGTTGTGCTTCTTCTGTAGAAAGTGCTGTACCTGTTTCTGATGTCTTAGAATATATATTGCCATTTTCTATCTTAAATCTAAGGAATGGGATAGCGTGATAAAATGCCCAATTAGGCAGCATATCTCCTATGTAATCGTCTACTAAAGTTTTGTATGCTCCTGTTAAGTTTCCTGCAATTATCTTATCTTTTAGTGCTTGTGTCAAATCTGTTCCTAATTTAGTTTCAACGTAGAGCTTTTGTGATTGCCTGATATATGGCAATAAGAGGTTTGTATCAACATTTAAGTTTAGTGCGGTGCTATCTTTGAGCTTCGCTTCTGATATAAAAAGTACGTATGCCATAATTTTTTATTTATTCAGGGTAATACCCATTATCTACCATTCTTTGTGGTGGTATTGCTACCAATTTATCATTTCTTTCTGCAGTAAAACCTTCACTAACTGCTTTTGTATAACCAATAACTTCAGCGTCTACAATAGGCTGCTTCGCATTTCTTAAAGATGTTTTGTAGATTCTACGCAACCAAAAATGGCGACATTGAGGTCCGCCCTTAAAAAGAAACAAATTGTATGTTCCTAGCTCTCCATCTAAATAAGCGTATTCAGGGTGCCCAAAACCTGGATTTACGTCCTGACTATTTGCTCTCACTATATCCTCTTTTCTATAAACTTTATTCGCACCGACCATTAATTCGCAAAACTCTCTACTTGTACCTGATTTATTTACTAAAAAATTATCTGTTGCGTAAACATACCTAACCTTGTAATAATTGTTAAAAGATTTATTTACCCCATCTTGACTACTTCGTGCATTAGGTCTAGCTGTTGGGGTAGAAGCTAGTTCTATCTTTTCATTAGTTACTTTATTTAATTCTTGTTCAAAGTCAAAGTCCATGTGTTCTCCATCAACTACTTCTTCTTCAACTAACTCCCACTCTTCTGCTGTATCTTCACCAAACTCTTCAATCCATTTTTGTAAATTTGTAGCTTCAGACAACTCTATATTACAATTACATTTATTCAACTTAGTTATTTGCTCATGGTTTTTGCAAGGCATATAATAAGTTTTTCCATCTTGTTTATGTTCGTGTGAACCTTTGCAGCCTAGTTTTTCTGCTTCTGCTTCTGCCTCTTCTTTTGTTTCAAATAAAGGTAGTTCTACTCCATCTGTAATCATTGTTCCTACTTTAGCCAAATCAATATCCTCTCTAACTTCAACATCTTCATCTAAAGGTGGTAAACCAAGTTCTTCTCTAATTTCGTCTTGTGTCATTACAGCCATTAAATCTTGGTTTGTAAACCTTGTAGTAATTGGCTTAATCTGAACAAAATTGACAGGCATATCCATATCATTTACTTTGAATATTTTTCTTAGGCTTTTTACTAATTGGTCTTGGAATGGTTTTACCACTGTATTAAGATAGAAGTTCGCAGCCGAATTAAGCTCGTCAGCGTTGTTTCCAAGCCCTGTGTCCGACTTTATACCCATTAGCATAGGTGAAGTACATCTATGCCCTGAAAGTATGTTCTGGGTCAATAATTCTTGGAGAGCCAAATATTGTTTATCCAAATCACTTGTACCGATTGATGTTATTTCAGGTGTTCTGTTTCTATCATCGGAAAATGTTAATACAAATTTGCCTGAATTAGTTTCCGAGCAAAATTTATCTGTCAAACTTCTTTCTATTTCAAATCTCTCTTCTTGAGTAGGTATGCCATTAGAAAAATTAATCATAAAACTTCCTGCGAACCCATTGCTGATATTGTTTAAATGAAATTCAGAAACACGACTATCGATTAATGCCCAATTATTACAAGAAACATAATCAGGTGTAAAATAGCTGTTCATATTAGGGCTGTATAGACCTGAATATAATATTTGATTTGCTGATGTTCTATCTTTAGTGTTAAAGGCAGGTACGAAGTGGGGTTTATTTTGCCTAGTGTTTGCCCAATCTGCTGATATATAATAACCAGTTGTTCTTCCCATTTCATCAGGTCTAGCACATCTAATCTTCTCTACCCCAACATGATAGATTTCAGCGATTTGTGTTCTGTCTTTTGACCATACAATATTAAGTGCAAATGCCCCCTGAAGTTTAAAGTCAAAAGCTACTTTTTTAAGGACTTCATGTAGGCTTTCATTACTATTAGCTCTATCCATAAAGTTCTGAAGCCTAACTCTAGCCTCCATGTCTCTATCATCTTCATTTTCTATAATAAGGTCTTCGCCTGCTATCATTTCAGAAGTAGCATTAATAATTGCGGCAGATATTGAACTTGAGTAATAAAGGTCTATAAGGAATTGAGGGTACAGGTTTCTCCAATCTTCTGTTCCATATTCTATCCAATCTTTACCCCTAACCTCTTGTACTATTGGGCTTGTGCTAGTTTCTAAATTTATATTAATGATATTGTCTTTCATATTTATTCTTCTTCAGTAAACCAACCATTTGTAATGTCATCAACTATTACAAACAGTTCAGTATTATTATATATTGTTTTACCTTCTAAAAATGTAGGTGTACCACCTTCAAAGGAAACAATAAATTTTGACTTATCCAAATTATGCCTTGCTGTTTCTTCTGATGTAGTAAGTAATAGGTCAAAGTCCATATTACTTAATTCTGATTTTTCTATTATTGCGTATTTTCTCATATTATTCTGGTATATCTGTTATCCAATCAGGTGTATTAAATATATCACCTGTATTCGCCTTTCCTGAACTGTCTAATGCCTTTGCCCCTGCGCCTTCATTAAACCTCCAATACCCTACTAAATTTGCTGTACCTGTTAAATTTATAACTCTATTTTTTGTTGTAGTATTATAAACTTTACTAATACCTACTACTCTATCAAATAAAGCAGCTTCAGATATAAAACCTTTGTAAAAGTTACCACCTGATGCATTTTGCCCTATATCAAATAATGTAGGTGTTCCTGACCATACACCTAAAGCACTTGTTTGATACGCTTGACTTTCTCCGTCTAAAAATAATTCCAACCTATTACTTGATGTTTGCCACGTACAGAATAAATGGTGCCAAGTTCCATCACCCTCTAAACTTGAAGCATCAAAATTTATTACTCTTGTTGCAGCACCACCACCCTTATAAGCGAATCTCATTTCTCCACTTGCATTATGATAAAATAATTGTATAAAATTATTTGCGTCCACCGCTAATTTCATAATATGTCCTGAGCCTGACATGGAGCTTATTTCTGTCCATATTGAAAAGCTACCTGAACTCTCATCAAATTCATCTGCTGCTTCGTCTATTGAAACATATTCTGTACCTGTAAGTTTCAACGCATATTCATCTCTTAATGAACCTCGCGCTGTATTTAAACTAAGTGCTGATTTTAATGCTAACATATCTTATGTAGTTATTCCTTCGTGGTAACCTATTCCAATCCCTGAAGTGAGAGTAATCGCTGTAATGTTCATAAACAAAGTAGTTCCGGCAGGTAGTGTTGTTTGTAAAGCTGCTTCACCTGTTGCGTCTGCAACTGTTATTGCTGATACTACTGATGTAACAGGAAAATATACTGCATAAAAATCCTCAGTTTGTGCTACTGTTGTAAATACAACTGTACCCCCATTTTTACCTAGCTGTTCTGTTAGTAATTGTTGTACGTTTTCTATTGCCATTTTTTATTTTTTTTATTGTCCGTAATATATATAATTTGTTGATGAAGCCTCAGTATGTTGAGTATATTGAACTTCTTCTGTTCCTGATTTTTCTGATACATTCATTTTGCCTATTGCTACCAACCCCTGTACTACACCATGAGTAGCACCTATTGGTAAAACATCATCTTCTGTAACAGGAGCATTACCTGAGCTTATTGCTACTGCTCCTGTCCAACTAACTTCGTATGCTTCATATTTATAATATCCACTAGGTATTAGTTTAGTTGCTCCTGTATATACGTCTGGTGTAGCGTTATAGTCAAAAGTCATTTTAGTATATCTATCGCTTATAAAATGTGTAGTAGAATACCCGTACTGCACAGAACCATCTAAATCATTAGTAAACTTCATTAAATGTCTAATCTTGCTTGAATCTACTGAAGTGTCAATACGATTTGCTTCTGTATTGATATAAACATTGAACGCTGTTTCTGTAGTTACTTGTATCATACTATATAATAGAAATACTATCTTTTTATTTGCTTATAAAAGAAAAGAGTGGCTAAAAAGCCACCCTAATCAAGAAATATATGAAAACTACTAATTAAATTCTATCTTATAAAAATACTAATTACGATGTTGTTATCGATACATTTGTAAATGCTGAATTATCAAATGGGTTAGTTGTATAATCTGCAACCATTGGGAATGGGGTTGGCTCCATTCCATCGAAGGTAAGCGTGTAACCATTTCGGTCACCCCACGCCGCTCCAGTGTCCATAGAACCTGCATTTAAAGTCATACCATTGGTAACCCCTAGACCTATTATTACATTATGTCCATTAGATAATTGTTGATTTAATTCTGCAAAAATAACTAGTTTACTTTGCCCTAGTAATTTTATTTGGTTTTGGTCTTCTTTAGTAAGTTTGTTAAGAATAACGTTTACAGTTGGTGTGTAGAATATAGTACCATTTTCATTGGAACCTGTTATAGTTTCGGAAACAGAAGCTACTCCTAGTGGTGTAGTATATCTATATAATCCAGTTCCAACACCCATTTCTATATCAGAAATTTCACCAGTTGCTTGAACTATACCTACTGTTGTTAAAGGTGCTGTAAATTGGTCATAAACACCAAAATATATATTTTTTACCCCACCACTTATTCTATTACAATCAAGACCCCTTCCTTTTGTTAATGCTGTGCATGCCATGATTTTGTTTTTTTTAAAGGTTAAGAAAGCAAGGGTTTTTACACCCCTGCTGTCATTGATTTATTTTATGATTGTGAAACAATATCAGCCCCTACTCCTAACTGAACACCACCTGAGTACCTAGCTACTAATCTCATGTTATCTGAACCATCTAATTGAGCCATATCCATTAAAGTGATTCTAGTTGCATCTGATAATAGGTCAGTTCCAAAGAATAAGTTAGATTTTTGTGCTGCTACCATTTTATTATCTAACATCCCTGGACAAACTGCTAATTTATAACCTTCAAATACAGGCTCATAATCTCCGTTCATATTGTAAGCATTAACATACCCTAATGTAGATACTGCTGAAATATAGAACGCATACACTTTAGGGTTCATATAAATATGTAAGTCCTCTTTTCTTAATGCGTTAGGGATATTAGTTGCCATATCTGCTGTTAAAGTTTGTAAGTTTGCTATAATGTTAGCTGCTGTATAAGCACCTGAAGCTGATGAAGCTACCACTGTTCCATCTACTGCAAAAATACCTGTTGTTCCTGTTAAGAATCCTTCAAATTGTCCTTGAGTAGCAGCTGCTCCACTCCAAATACTTTCTTCAGTTGCTTGTGCTATGATTTCTCCCATATAAGAAATAACATAATCGTCAAAACTTGCAGGTGGTGGTGCTCCTGCTCCTGCTCTCATTTGTAATGCCTCCCATGAGTCTAAGAGAGTAGACTTGCATAAGTCAAGATTAATTTGTAGATTCTTAGGTTCTAAAACCTTCTCAGTAAGTGCTAATGTTCCATAATCTGTAAAGTCACATTCTGCATTTCTTACCACTGAAGAACCTGCCATTCTTTGTATATTAGATTTATACTTAATATTTTCAATCATAGTTAAGTAATCTAATGATGTTGCTTCTTTTAAAGCTGCGGACACATAGAATCCTGCTGCTTTTCCTGCAAAGTTTGATGTTGTAGTAAACGCCATTTTATTTATTTTTTAGTTATTATTTATTTAAGTTATATAAAAATCTCTCATTCTTAGATAACCTCTTGTATTCTTTATTTGTTAATCTAGGTTTTTCTGAGCTAAATTTATTTGTATTAATTGGAGTATCAGCAGGACTTTCTGCTAATTCCGTTTTAAGTTTTTCATTTTCTGCTTTAAGTTTTTCTAATTCTTCTTCTGCTGAAAATTCTACTACCTCAGTAGTTTTTATAGTTTTAGGATTTGTAGAAGGTTCTTCAACTTCTTCAGACATTTCTTCTTTCTCCTCTTCATCATCTTCATATTCATCTTCTTTATTCAATCTTTCTTTCAAATCAGCTACTGCGTCTTCTAAGTTTTTGATTCTTTTCTCCATACCTTCCCAATCATCTACTGCTACCTCATCATCATCTTCACCTCTATCTTCACCCATTTCTTCTTCTGTTACTTCTTCTTCAGTTTCAGATTCGATAACTTCAGCTACTATACCTTCTTCTTCAACTCGGAAAGATACACCTGTATCTGTCTTATATGTGCCAACTGGTAGTAATATTGTAGTTCCATCTTCTGTTAAAACAGAAATATCTACCCCTGCTTCTAATTCTTCGGCTGTTGATACAAAAATAGTACCATCTTCCGATTTAGCTTGCCAACCTAACTGTACTTCTTTGTCAAGTCCTAAAGCTACAAGTATTCGTTCTTTTAATTCCATAATTTAGTTTGTATTAAGTAAGTTTATATTATATAATAGATTCGTTTATTATTTATTTGATTTTTGCATTTCGTTGATAATTTCATTTAGAGCTGATAATATTTCTTCATCTGTAGGTGGTTTTTCTTGCATGGCTTCAAATTTATTTGTGAAGTAGCCCTCTATGCTTAGCCCTTTTAATTCGCCATCTTTAATTTTACCCCACAACTCATCATTATCTATCCTCATTTTTACGAACCAAGTTCCATTTGGTAAATCATAACCATACATCTTCGACTTATCATTGTCACCTTCTTTTATCCAACTCTCTACTGTTAGAACTCCAGACACACGGTCTTGGTGCTGATAAGTGGCTTTGTGATGGTTATTATGTTGCAGGTACAACTCACTTGCTTTTCTAACTGTTTCAGGGCTAAAGTACACATAGTATTCTGAATCAGTATTAGGGTCATATCTAAATATCTGTTTGTTAGGTATTAGAGCGGGTGAAACGAGCATACGTTTTTCTTCATCTACTTTAGCAAAAGTCAAGTTGTTTTTCTCTTTACCAAAATATACGAAGTCCTGTTCTATGGCAGGTGCCGAAACTAAACTAATAGCGTCTATTGCTAATTCTTGATTATCGTCTTCAATAACCAATTCTACAATTTTAGTTGTTTTTGTTTCTTCATAATGGTGGTCAGGATTGGCTTCTTTACATTCTTCCATAGAATCATATTCGCATTCTCCTCTTTCTCCCCATTTATATTTTCCGTCTTTACATTCTTTACAAGGCATAGTATATAATATATTAAGTTAGTATTTATTTGATTTTTATATTGTAGCTCTTCTTCTTATCGTAGCTAGTTTATCTTGGTTATTTGTTATGTCATCTGAAACAACAAATGCTTGCATTGGTTCAGGTGCTTGACCTGTTCCTAATTCAAACGCACCACTCATCATTTGTGGTGCAGGTGTATCAGGTGTTGGTGGTGGCGGAGCTGATGGTCCTGGTCCTGTTCCCGCACCTAATGGCTGCTTTTCTATCATAGCAATATTTGCTAAACCTGCTGCAACTGCTAAACCTGCTGCAATAGGTGCCATAGCTAATCCTGCGCCTGGGATTTCTAAAGCTGTAGCATAAGCTGCTGTTGCTGCTTGATATGTGTCTACAACTGCCATCGCTATTTTCATGGCTTTAAATTTCTTAGCTTGTTCTCTTCGCTTCTTATCATATTTTTCTTCTATCTTTTCTGTACTCTTTCCATTCTTCTCAGCTAATTTGATTTCTTTGTTGTAATTGTTTTCTAAGGTTTGAGCCTGTACGTCCATAATACTACTAACTATACTTAAACTATCTTTAAGCATTTCAACTCTAGCCGCATTTAATTGTTTCATATCTTCTTTTTCTTTCTCGTTTTGTTCTTGCGTGAACAATGCTCTTTTAGTAGCATATTTTTCTGTTATTGCATCCTTCATCTCTTGAGCATTTTCAAAGTTCTCTACCCCCTTAAGTTCTGCTGCCATTTGCGCAGATAATTCTGCGTTGAACGTTTCGTAAGCTATTCTCTTTACTTGTTCTGCTAGTGATTTTCTACCCTGCTTTACTGTAGTACCCCTCAGCTGTATTTCTAAAAGCTCTTGTTCTAACCGTAACTTGCTCATAGCGTCATATTCTGAATTTTCCTTATCTCTTGCCGCCTTAGCAAATTTATCAACAACTTGCTGTTTATCAGATTGAAACTTCTCTTCTAAAGTTAAGAGTAAAGCGTCTCTCTCTTTTTTCTTAAAACCTGCTGACAATTTAGCTTCTTCAAGTACTTTTCTTTGTCTTAGGTAATCTTGTTTTATTTTGTGTTTTTCTCTTGTTTCATCATCTTTAATTCCTCTTAAAGTAAGCTCTCTTTCAATAGCCCATACTTCATGCCTTAATTTATTAGCTGCTCTAGTTATTTCATTTTGCTTTCTAATCCAATTATTTTGTCTTTCTCTTTCTTGGTGTGCAGCATGTCTTTGTATTTCATTTGTTTTTCTTATTAATGTTCTTTGTACTTTTGCACTTTCTCTTTTAATGTTAGCCAGTTTAATCTCTAAATCAGCAAGGTCTTGTAAATCTTGCTTAGTATTTTCTGTCATAGCCATTTGCTGTTTCTGTATTCGTACTGCTTCTGCAGCATTAGCTACTCTTTGATTCATTAAGTTCTGTTCAATAGCTGTTGCCTGGTTTAATGCGTCTAATCTTTCTTGTTCAGTTAAGTTTAAATCTTCTGCCCTTAATTTCAACTCTTCTATCTCAGCTCTTCTTTCAGCAGTTTGTACGCTTAACTCTCTTTCAGAATCAGCTAACTCTTGTAACGCTTTTTTTAATTGTATTGATAATTCAATTTCTTTTTGTATCTCAGCACCTATACCTGTAAAAGATTCTTTCATGTCTGTAAAAGCACCTGAAATATCACCTGTCCAAACTTTAGCAATAGCCCCACCAAACTTTGATATTCTATCTACTAATACACTAACTACTGCACCAACTGCTGAGAATATTACTTCTAAAACTTCTGCACCTTTTTTAGTTTTTGTAAACCAAGTCATTAATGCCCCAAATGCTATTACTAAAGCACCTATTCCTGTACTCAATATCCCTATCTTTATTGTCTTAAACATAGCTTTAGCAATAGGTATAATTTGCCCAAAGCCTTTTTTAACACTATTCAAAGACACGCCCATTACTTGAAAGTTGCCAATTAATTCCCCTAATGTACCTTCTTGTTCTTTGTTAGCAGCTTGCCATTCTTTTACAGAATCTTTTGCCTCACGCTGTTGCATTGTTAAATCTTTTACAGCAAGTCTTTGGTCTTTTATTTCTGTTTTTAAATCTGATAACTTTTTGTTTGCCCCTGAAATATGAAGTTCCCATTCAGACATTTTACTTCTTTCCTGTTGTAATTTTATCTCCTCCCTTTGTAACATTAACAGAATTTCTTTCTGCTCTTTTAAGGTAGTATTTAAATACTTTAGTTTTTCATCAGCACCCTGTAAAGAATCACCAAATTGCTTAGTGTCTTGTGTCGCTGTCTTAATATCACTCTCTATTTTAAAATATAATGTTTCTGGCATAATTTTATTTT